TGCAACGCTCTCAATCAAGCCAGCCGAATTGAATCGGGTCGCAGTAGTCCCACGGGTAACATTGAAGTCCCCCGATGAACCGAGGACCAACCCAGCCGAAGTCGTAGCGATTTGGGTGTAGAGTTTCCCCGTCTTGAATCGGGCAGGGACGATAAGGAGTGATGGGCTTGCAGGCATTGCTAAGCGTTTAAGAGATTATACATTCGGACTTCGAGGCAGTTAATGAAGCGAACCTCCGCAGCGGTAGCCGAGTCGGTGTTCGCCCGTTGCATAAACGGCAGCCAAGAGTTAGAATAAAAGACGAAGAAAGCGTATGATTGGAAGGAGTTGATGAATCGGGTTTGGAGGCATCCATTGACCGCAGCCTCCGCAGGCAAAGCCCCGTCAGCGTCTGCACGTTGGTTGAAGGCAAGCCAAAAAGGATTGCCACCGCCAAGCAGTTGATTTGTGGGATAGCCGTAGCCGTAGCCTATCAGCATTGCTTACAGGAATGTAAATCCGATGACCGAACCGACGCTTGGAGTAACGGCAGTAATCTTGCCACCATTGCGTCCTGAAATCACGATGCCAGCGGAAATAGAAGCCCCCGAAAAGTTGTAAGCGGTTAGAAGGTTCTCGCTTCCAGTTCCAGTAAGGGTTGTGAAAGTCGCAGCGGTGTTGACTACCAAGAAGTCGTAGTTCTTTCCAGTAACGGTTCCATTGATAAACTCCATCGTACCACCTTGGCCGAGCATTTGTTGCAATATGGGTGTAGGCATTTTTTAGCGTTTAATTGTAAATGTCTTTTAACTTGGAATTTCACAAACCGAGTGAGAGTAAGGAATCTCAAAGGTCATCGTCGCCTGCCACCCTGCCGTGCGGTCATCCCGGCTCTCTACAAAGCGTGTAAGGCTCACGCTGGATGAGAGGGTCCAGTCCTCGTTCGGGTCGTTTGTGAGCGATGATATGAAGTCCTGTGCTACCTGCAGTTGGTCGCTTAGGACCTCGTCCTCGTTATCCTGCCAACCCAGCGTAGGGCTGCCCGAAACCACTCCGCCCATCGGCTTGATGGACTCCACCCGGTCGCTAAAATAGACACCGACCACAAGGTCCAAAGTCCCAGCGTCAGTACTTGCTGACTGAACGTCCGCAAAAACGAGCGGATAGACAATGCGCTCACGGCTTGGGGTTCGCAGGTTGATGGTGTTGTCCGTGCCGATTGCAAGAGGGTCGCCCGTCCCGAAGGAGTTGACCTGTGGATGAGCATTTGCAAGGTCCAGCAGGGCTTGCTTGATTTTTATCCATGACATAAGTCTGCAGTTTCAGTATGTTTTTTTTATGCGCTCCCATGCTTAGCAGTCGTTACACGCCCCAAATTGACCGTAGGGGTAGGGGTAGTCCAAGTTGCTGATTCCCATCCTCCTGTTGCGGTCCAAGACCATCCCGGTGCGGTAGTTCGTAGCGTTCGGGTAGATGGTATCCAACGCAGACGGAGGCGAGTTCCACAAGGGGTATGAATTGCGGTTCTCCATCAGGTAACGGGTAATGCGTTCGGAGTACCACTCGGCATCGTTCTTGACCTTATCGGTCAGCCGGGTAATCTCTTCCATGCTCATTTGTGAGGACTCTTCGCTGGTTCTACGGACCATGCCCTTGTTCATGTACTTAAACGCAAGGACCATGGGCAACTCGTAGTAAAGCCATTGAATCATAGCAGGCTGGATGTAATCCTCCAGCAGCGTTTGGTTCAGGGCAGACGTTGAACCGCTGACGACCTGCGTAACCAATTCCCCATACAACGGAGAGCCAACGATGGGCTGAATCCGCATCTCCTGCACCTTGACAACCGTTGGACGGATTTGCGTGTAGGATACGTTCTCGTTGATTATAGAGTTGTCAAGAAGCGTTTCTTCGCTTATGAATAGTGCCTTCATGCCTTTGAAATTTTGTTGCCTTTGCGGATGACGAGTTGCTGCTCCCATACATGGCGACATTGGGGACGATTCACTCCGCTGGGCGTGTGATACCAACCGCCCCTGCGATTCCATACCGAGTAGCCCATTATCGCAGAAATCCCGTCGATGTCCTCCCTTGTGTAAACCTTGCCCTGCCCAGCCAAGTCAAGCATGACCTTGCAGAACTCACGGCTGGAGCCTTTGTCTTTGTTGCTGAAACCCGTGGCCCATGCGTATTTGTAGCGCACCTCCAATACAGGCTCTGCGACCTCCTTGACATTCTTGGGCAGGTTCTGCTCGGCAATCTTGTCCACGGCCCGGCTGATTGGGTAGCGGTCCTTGGTTATCAAGTAGGCGACACGTTTGGCGACCTTGGCCTTGCTGACCCCGAACTCCTTTGCCATTTCTTCAACCGATGCGTCCCGGTTCTTCTTGCGATACGCTTCAATCTTCTTGTCCAGTTCGACTTCTTCTTCGCCCAGTTCAGCAAAGGCCTGTCGCACTTGGTCGTCTAAATCGGTGTCGAACCGCATCGGCTTGGAGTGCATGACATGGTAGTCGTCGGCATGGCATCCGAACTTACTTGCAACCACTTCCAAGACCTTAAATTCTTCCTCGCCCCATCCGTAGTCTTCGTCGTCATCTTGGCCCCAAGTCGGTTCGCTGAACTCTTGGGCCTGCACTCCGAGCATCGTGTCAATCTCTTGGGCAGACAGGCCGAATCCTGCTGATAGCATTGTCCGAGCCATTTCAAGGGTGATTTTCTCCTGCATATACTGCCTGACAATACGCATCAGGTTTTGATACTCACGGCCCGACAACTTCTTGATGTTGTCGTTGCTCTGCAAGGCTTCAACGGCTTGCGGTTGCTCGTCGGGTTGGGGATTAGGTCCAACCACGTCGGCAGGCTTTTCCAAAGGTTGCAGACCCGCTTTTTCCCTCAATTCGTCTTGGGTCATTATCTGCAAAAGGGCTTGTTCGCTTAGTCGCTCCGTGATAGGCTCAACGGGGATAAGTTCCATACCTTCCACGCCATTAAAGGATCCCAAATAATTGATCATCCGTTCCACTTTGCGAACCCGGTCGTTGACGTAGGTGGCCTTGAATAGTTCGTAGGCCTCGACCAATTCGTTGCGTCCACCCAATTGGCCTTCGGTTTTCACCCCAAATAATTGTGGATTCGTTACACGGTGTGCGATGAATATCTCTTGCTGGATTGATTTGTTTAATACCTCGAACTGCTTATCCATATCGGACGGAGTGAGCGGTTCAAGTGTCGGGGCATTCGCTGCTTCATCGTTGAAGGTTACAACGAAGCGACCAGCGTTATCCGTACCGCTAAACTTGCGTTTAATCTGCCTCTCGATGTCGCCCTGTTCTTCGGGGGTCGGGATTCCGTTGTTAAAGTTGATTAGGTAACCGCCCCAAAAGTTGTTGCGGAGGTTGTTGTTGTGGAAGTTAGCCACTTGCACGTCTGCCTCAATCCAAGCATTCCCTCCGATGTATTCGGGGAGCGGGTAGTGCTTCACGCCTGCTGCGTACACCCTGTAATAAAACAACTGCTTACCGAGGCGATTCTCCGGGTCGAAGGCTGGGATTTTCTCGATGTCCCCTATTTTGGGAAACAACTGCATCATGTCGTCGTTGTACCAGTCAGCAACTTGAAACATCTTCTCCTCTTTGTCCACCCTGATTTTCTCGAACGGGACGTGTTCCATCTTGGCAATCGTGCCAAGTTTGGACCAAGTAACCGCAACCGCAAACCCGTTGAAAATCTCCAAGTCAAGGACCAGTTTCTCGGTGATGTCGTTGAGGTCCTCCGTGCTTGACATTCCATCGAAGAACTTGATGAATCGGGCCTGCTGCTCCACGGTCAAGTCATCCCCTGCCTGCCATCCACCGCCCATGATGTAATTCACTTTCCCATTCACGATAGCGTTGTGCTTTGACGACCTGCGATAGTTGTCAAGCAGGTAGTAGGGGTATTCGTTGGCAAAGCCGTAGGTGATGTACTTGCCGGACCTGTTCTCCAGCATCACGGGGACCTTATGCTCTATCCCAAGCCATTGGGTGAAGTGTTGAGTAGATTTATTACTCATAGCGTGTGGATGGTAAATGAAAGGGCAGAAATCGTGATACTTGCACCGCTATCGATTGCGTTGATGTAGATGGTGAACTCATCGTTGACCGCACCCGTAACGTAGGCCTCCGTATAAATCGCATGGCCGTTCGTGTGGGTCGTTGTGATGTCAGTCATTGACTGGTCAATCGTTGTGCCGTTCTTAGCGATGTAAACCTTGATTTGGTTGTTGTTGTTCTGCGCCAAGACTATGGACGCAGCGATGCGAAGGGTCGCCCCCGTTGTGCCTGTGTAGGTCAGCGAGTTGGTAGTTCGTGAGAAATTATAGGTTGACAAAACGCCTGAATTCATCGCACTTGTCAACTTGACTCTTTGACCCTGCGTTGGGGTGAAAGCCGTGTTGGTATTGAGGTAAAGGTTCGCAAAGCCCCGCTCCCGGTCAAGCGTTGCGGTGTCTGCAAGGTCGTCGAACAAGCCACCAACACGGGATGCGGTGTTCGCCCCGGCAGCGGTTTCGTTGGTAATGGTTAATGCACTCGCTTGGAGTTCGCTTCGTGTTTGTACGCTCATTAGGCAAAGGTTGAGTCAAAGGTGAAATCAAAGACACC